ACCATTCTCCGTTACCAAATTTTAATGTGTTTGCCATTTTATAATGTGTTTAAGTTTAATTCTGTTACTAATTCAGTTAATGTCTCGTAGCTTGTTAAAACTTCTAATTCTGCGTCTGTTAGGATTGTATCGTAGTATGCAATTTCTTTTGTTTTAGCATACATATCATCTCCACCATTAAAACTATCAAAACTTAATCTATCTAATCCGCTTGGTAAAGTAGAAACACTTGTTTCCCCTATTTTAAATCCATTTACCCAAAGTTCTTGACTACCATTTTGATATTCGTAAGCAATTTTATTTGAATTTAATATATTTACACCACTCGTTGATATATTAACACTTCCGGGTGCTTGTCTTGCATTTATATTATTACTTGTATCAAAAACTATATTAATTCTATTAGCAATAGTTCCATCACTTATAGATATAAACTTATTTACACCATCATTAGCCAAAGCAGCGATATTAGCAAATAGCACCCCTTGACTATCATTAAACACTTCACTATTACCACTTCCACTAGCAGTATCAGCTTGTCTTGTAACTGATGAGCCAGAGGTTGGTATGTAAGAAGATGCTACTGAATTAGCTTCTGCTTGTGCTCCCCATACTAAAACATCAACAACATTATCAGAACCAGTTCCACCTCTTAATCCAATAGCTAAAACATCAGTTGAAGTTGAATGGGTAAATTCAAATCTTTTCCATTCATTTGTTACAACAATATTATCTGTTTCATCATAAGTAACTGTATTTGAAAAATACAAAGTTTGATTTTGATTGTTATTAGATTTTGCATAAATAGAAATAGTTTGACTTCCGCTTAAGTTATAGCTATCGTAAATTAAACTTTGGTCAGAAACTGTATTTCCATTCCCTAAATTACATTGCAACCTACTTGCGTTTTGTGAGCCATCTGGACTTATAGCATAATTAGAAGTTACAACTGCTGCACTACCAGTACCAACACCTAATTTTACCCAACTACTTTGACTAAAATCCTCACTATACTCAATCAAATTAGTCCTCTGTGGCTCTAACAAAAGAACACCATCTGCACTATCTGTATAATCTATTCTTGGTACATCATTACCAACTACTTCAATTAATCCCTCTTTGTTTACTCTTGTTGCAATACTATTTCTAGTAGTTGTAAAAGGTAGAGGTTTATAGTTATTATTCTCGTCATTATAAGCTAACGTAGAGCCTTTCTTTGTTGCCCAAGTTCCGTTACCGAATTTAAGTTTCTGTGCCATATTATTCTATTGTGTATAATTGTCCTTGTGCCATATCTGTAAAAGATGTCCAAGAACTGATTTTTTCTAGTTCGCTATCTGTTAATACTGAATTGTAGTATTGTACTTGTTTAGTGTTTCCGTAGAAAGGTGCAGCACCAGTTCCATTATCAAAATTTAAAGTATTTAGTCCATTAGGTGTAATTCCATTTGTATCAACTGTTATTTTAAATCCATTAACCCAAAAAGCAAAATCATTAACTTTATATTTTAAAGCACACTTATTAAATAAATTTGCATCTCCATTATAACTAAACCCAGTTACTTGACCGCTACCATTAGTAATTAAATTCCCATTTAATACATTTGAACTACTATAATAAAATTGTATTCTATTTAAACTTGTTCCATCCCCTAAAGTTATTCCTCTTGTTGGAGCAGTAGCCAAAGCACTAATCTCTGCCATCAAAACACCCTCTGAATCATTAAACGTATCTACATCTCCAGAGCCATTTGCAACTTCTGCTGAACGAGTAACTGCACTTCCGTTAGTTGGGATGTAGCTTGTTGGAAAAGAACCTTGTTCGAATTGAACACCCCAAAAGTAAACCCCTAAACTCGATGCCCCTTGATAAGAAAATTGATTTAACGAATTGCCGATTGCTAATTGTATTATTGTATTTCCGTAATCAGTAGTAGCAGTAAATTTTAAAGAACATCTATACCATCCATTACCATAATTTTCTATTTTAGAAACTCCAGACGATGTATATGATATAGTTCCATCTTCTAAATTAAATACTGCGTTTTGCCAAGAACCAGTATAAAATCTTATTACACCTTTTCCACCAGTTCCATCAGATTTAAAAAACGCAGAAGCAACATAATCTAATCCACTTGTAATACTACCAGAATAACTACCAGTAATTAAGTGTTCTCCATTATTATTATTATCTAAAACCCTATCTGCATTTAATGTACCATCTGGAGAAATTACTTGATTTCTTGATACAGAAACATTAGTTTCAGAACCGCTAAACTCATCGCTATTTGGTACTCTATTTGTTCTCGTTGGCTCTAAAATATGACTTGGACATCCTACTACCTTACCATCAATCATTGGATAGTTTAATCTTGATTGTCCGTTTGATACTTCTTCTATTAGTCCTTGTGAGTTTATTCTTGTTGCTTTACCACTTCTACTAAAGTCAAAATCTCCTACACCACTTGAAGGTAGTACAGAAAACAACTTGCTTCCTTGAGCAGCTGGTATTAATGCTAATTTTGGTTTTGCCATTGTTTTAGTTTTGTATGTCTTGTATTCCTATTGTATGTATTGCATCAGCTAAACACTTAACCGCTTCAACTTCTTGTCTGTCATCCATATTAAACTGACCTTGTATCATTTCAGTTGATGTTCCAATTGAAGATGCAGTATCTATTGTGTTACCCCACCAAGTACTATCGTATATTTCGTTTGCCATTATCTTTTTCTTTTTTTGTTAGATACTTTTTTAACTTAACAACATTTGTATTTTTTGGTTTGTACATTACTTTCATTATAATACCCAATTACTTGAATTTACATCTTTGTCTGGATATACATCAGAATCTGTATTACTTGTATATTCTGGAAACAAAGTACTATTAAAACAAATGTAATCTACAAATCTTCTTGTATAATACTCCGCAAAATCTCTTTGTTTTTGTACTAAAAAATCAACTTCATCTTTTGTTGCACTTTCAGAATTTTCTGATGTGTGTTTAAATACTCCACCATTCTTTACTTGATATGCTGCAAATGGTAAATAATCAACCATAGCATAATGAATCAACATTGGTTGTATGTAATCTGTAACTAAAGATAAATAATTACCAGTTAAACTATCTGCAATTATATCTGCTGATATTTTATCATACAACTTACTTCCTAAATAGTTTTGTATATGTATCTCTTGTGCAATCTTAACAAATTGTATGAATTTATCTGTATCAACGTTGCCATCAATGATACTATTCTTTACTAAATCTGTTCTACTTATAAATAATGCAGTTGCCATTTATTATCTCTTTTTATTTACAAATCCGTTATTTGGCATATCCGTTGGTCTTTTAGCAACTTCTTTTGCATTTACCTCTGGTTTAAAACCCTCTTTTTTAGCCTTATTTACACTTACTTCTGCATTTGGATTTCCTACATCTGGTTTAGTGCTTGGTGTTTTTGCTTTATAAGTCTTTCTCATCCAAAAATGATGACAATCTCCTCCACCTTTATAAAGCCATATATCATAAGTATCAGCACCATTTAAACCCCATCCAGCATTAACTGCTCTTTGGCTCATTTGTTGTATATCTTCTTTTCTGTATATCTTTTTTGCTGCAACCATTTTTGAACAAAACTCTCTACTATTGTTACTTACTCTTAATGGTGCGTATTGATATCTTACTTTAAATTGTACTCCTTCTTCATTTTCTCCATCTTGTTCACTCTTTGCATTTGGTCTAGCAGTACCAGTTGTTGCTAAATTCCAAACTTTTGACAATACAGATAATTTAGGATTGTTTAATTTATTTAGTTCTTCGTCTAATTCATCTTCTGCATCATAATCAACTTTTCTTTCATCAATTAATTCCCAGTTTTCTAAATCTTCATCTTCTCCAAATTCTTCTAAATCAGAAAATACCTTTGACATCTTTACACCAGTTTCTTCTTCTCTTGTTTCTTCGTCTTTTACATTGTCTAAATCTAAAAATTGTAATGGTTGTAACGTCTTAAAGTATAGATTTAAGGCAATATTATTAAAAGATAGTATTTTATCAAATGCATCAGTTAAAAGTTCTTGAAAAGGCACTATAACTGTGTTATGCATTAAAATAGATGCAGTTTGTAACTCATCTGCATTGTTTCCAAGTCCACTTGAATCTTTTATACCTAATAACATAGGAGATACAATTCTGTGAGATACCATTATCTTCTTTTGTGATTCGTCACTTAAAAATTGGTATTGGTTATGTGCATCAC